AAAAAGGTCTGTGGGGCCCCCCTCTGACGGGGAGACCCCGTCCTCACGGAATCGTTAGATTCAATAGGTCGATGACCTATTCCTGGGTGCTCTGTTAAAGGAGCACCCTCCCGTATTTCAATCTAGCAGATACGGGACGCCCAGCACGGAGCAAGTGTCTCGGGTCCTCATTGAATGGGGTCCAGAAATACTTGCGAAGTGCAGCATCTCCATCAATCTCGTCGTACGGCAGTTCGTAAACTGGCCGGACGGCATAGACGAATGGACGTTGGAGGGATCTATCAGTACCCGAGAAATCGGTACTACTGAGAGAATCCTTCACCAACGCTGATGTTGCGTACTTGACCTCGACTTCAGGGAAGGGGATAATTCCTTCAATGAAGTCATCAAGTGCAGTGACGAATTTCGTTTTCCCGTACTTTCCATAGTACAGGTTGCGAAATGCTACAATCGCCACTACTTCATCTACGTCCTGGCGACTGGTCGGGAGACCTTGTCTGACACGTACCGGGTTAACCGGCGTGCCTAGAAAGTAATCTCCTCCACAAGATTCCCTGAATGGTCCATCCAGGAAGGACTTGTGGACGTTGACCTTGAGGCCAAAAGCCTCAAGCAACTCGACACAGTCTTTGGCGGCGTACGTCGGGACGATGATATCGTCCCCGTACACCCGGTAGGTCGAGGTGTGAACCTCATCCTGCCGTCTCTTGGCTCGGCGTATGGCCATCCTGGCGATAGTCGCAAACACAAGCGACTCCACTGGGAAAGTCAACGCAGACCCCATAGACGCGAACTTTCGGAGAAGCACGGAAGTGCCATCCGGAAGCTCGGACGTCATCGATCGGCACGAAAGGATCGCTCCGAGAAGGAGCGGAAACCCGTAGAGCAGATCTTTGACGACGCGAAGAGACACACGATCAGAGGCCTCAGAGAGGTCAATGGTCGCGTAGCCACCAGTCTGTGAACCTTCACGGGCAAGAAGCCTGTTAGGTTCCTGGCTGACGTATGATACCACGGAATGGAAATTCATCCATTCCTCAAACAAGGCTTTGAGGCCCTGTTGGATGAACTGGTTATAAACCGGTTCAATGGTGATCACGCGCGGTGTCTTCGCCGTTTTAGGGACACAAATCACCCGAGCGGGTGGTTCGGTCCCAGGGGGGTGCAGATGAATTTCAGGATCGTCTTCGACGAACCTGTGATTCAGGTATTCGAGAGCGGGGAAATGGCGATCAAGCCGTTCCGTCCACTTTCGATCCAGCCACTTGGAATTACTTCCAAGCTTTTCGGCTACTGCACCGGGTCCATGCTTCGAGTCGCTTAGGAATCCATCCTTGAAAAGGAAAGACTCCATGCGGCCGAAGTACGTACCCCACAACTCGAGTGCGGTCTTCTGAAACTCTCTCCGAAGAGAGGGGTTCAGAGTCACAAGCGAGAGTGATTCATCCGTCTCCTTATACTGCTGTAGAGCGCGATCGACCTT